GGGGAGAACCCTCTCCACCACTCCTTCCACCTCCTGGATAGGAGGTCGAGGCATTAGTCAGCCTCTCATCAATCGGAATAGCCCCGCTGGGGCCGGAGGTCCTAGTGGAACGCTATCGCAGTATGACAAACGTAGTCGGTTCTCACCTCGAATACCAAGGCTGGTCTGGCGGTGTCTGGAAGTCAAAAGACTTTACCATAAACTCCCTTAAGGAGATGTGGGATGTCGTGACTCCTAACTACCGCGAGCTATTGGCCTCTGGTGCAAAGGTGATCCCGGTTAACCCTGTTACAATCAAGAAGCGAGAGCTCCTTGAGAGGGGATCGGGGACGCTTGTTTCGTATAACGACCCTACCCGTTATGGGAAGAGTTGTATGACGGACCCAGGCTATCAGATCAGTAGGATCGTGGGAGATATTGGTTTAGGGTTATTGTATACCCTAGTCTCCCCGACCTTCTTCTCAGCCTCGGCTGTCCAGGTAGACTTATCTGGACTTGCAAGCGCGAATCAGCTAGTGCCTTCGGCACTAGCTAAAGCACGTCTCAAGGATATGGACGTGTTGACTACGTTGCTCGAACTTCGTAAGACGATCGAGCTTGTTACGAAATGTCATACTCGTGTGCTCGCACGCGCCGATAAAATCACGACTAAGCTCCGCAAGAAAGGGATGCTTGATGCCGTGACCCCAAGAAGTGCAACTAACGCTGCGTCCCTATGGGCCGCAAAACAACGCGTGAACTTGCAACTCTTCAACCGCTTCCTTGACGCCTTCTACGAGACGTGGATGGAAAATAGGTACGGTTGGCGCATACTTCTATACGACCTGGAAAATCTCCAGGATACGTACTTGAAGTGGCGCTTGGGCGTCGGCCCTGTGGTGAAAGGATTCGCTGAATCGTCCACGGTATTTTCCGTGGTTGACTCCAGCGGAACCAGGCAAGGAATTAATTTTCCCGGTCTGGGTCTTCCCACAGCCTTCTATGAGTACCAAAAAGTGCTCAGTAAAAGGGCTAGCCGACGGGTAGGACTAGGTTACCAGTTTGCTTTCGCGAATCTGATGACCATAGATCCTATCGTTAGTGCGTACGAGGTGATTCCGTTCTCCTTTATTGCCGATTGGTTTACCAATCTCGGTGATATAGCGAGAGCGTATTCTCCGTTTGGTGCAGGGAACGTGTTATGGCTTTGGACTTCGGTCCTTAATGAATCGGTGGCGACCGTCACGATGACGACGAAGGAAACTGTGGTGGGTAGCAATACCCAGTTCAGTTGTCCTCTCGGCGACACTCATACCGGCACATCATCGGTTCAAGTCTATACACGTACACCCTTAGACTGGAATAGCCATAAGCCTGAAGTTTTGCTTAAGAACGAGTTGGACATTCCGAAAGTATTGGATATACTTTCAGTCCTTCGTACTCTGGGCGGACCTCTCAAGCCTTGGCTCCGTGTTTAGGGCAACCTAAACGTCATCAACCCCCATGTAGGTGTTCCAAAATGGCTGATTATTCAGTCCCTGTCACGCTGAAGAAGTTCAGCAACAACGGCCCGAACAGTGTAACTTACACTGTTGCCGCTAGCCATTCGGCTACGGCTCCTCACCTGGTCATCTTCGACCGGGTGATCCCCTCTGTCAACCCGAAGACCGGCAATGAGACCCATGCCCGTTATCGCATCCGTCTCCACCGCGCTTGCGTGGTGGACGGTGTGACGAATGGGAAAGAGTCCATCGTCGAATTCAGCTGCCGCTATCCGGCGTCGGCTGAAGCTACAGACGTTGACGCGGATCTGGCTATGCTGGGCGCAATGCTCAGCGATGCCGACCTGCGTCAAGACGTCACCGTTGAGCTCCTTATTCCCGGAGTCTGACGGTGAGTAACTTTGTAGGCCTAATTGGCGCGCTACGTTGCGCGTCTTGCAGGATCGGCATCCTCCTCGTGAGGTTAGCCGGCCCCTGTGACCTACGCTCTTCGGTTGTTAAGGGAGATCGTGATGCAGAAGCACCGCAATCGGCGGGTCCGGAACAAGAAGGTTCCGGAAATTCCGTTGCTAGACCTCGTTCGTCACGTCCTGGTAGACCTTGAGGTTCCCCTGGGCCTAGAGCTCTCGCTCCAGCTTTCGCTGGTGCTTGAATTCAAGCCCGAGGAGTTTCGTGCGGTCGTTGATCAGGAAACCCGTAAAGCAGAATCGGCTTTAGCAGCCGGCGGGTTTGATCGCTATGTCGCGTTGCGGCAGATCGATGCTCTTCTTGCGAAGAACGTCGATTGGTACGGGATTCCGTCCGCGGAACGTAAAGAGGCTGCACTCCGGGGATTCTTCGATTCTGAAGATGCCTGTCGGAGGGCCAATAAGCGTATACGTTGGTACGGGTCCCGTATGTCCAGGTTGAGCGATCCACTACAGCATGTGCTGAATGGCGCTCGACTGCTAATCCAAGAGATTCTTGGACCACTGGACGAAGCAACTAGAGGAGAAATCCTAGACAATTGCGGTCACGGACCTGGCGCAACCTTTGGACACAGTGTGCAGACAGGCAGTCTTGCTGAGAAGCTTGACTCGTCATACAAGCACACTGCTACAAGGGAGGCGTTACCCTTCTTCGTAGAGTATGGGCTACGAAATCCCCAATGGGTTAATCACCTGTTGTGGACTAATGGCTCCTATGAAATAGTGGAAGGGAATCGCGTATCTACGGTCCCAAAGAAATGGGACAAGGATCGCACAATTGGCATTGAGCCATCGATCAACGTCTTTCTCCAGAAAGGTCTGGGAGACGTTATCGCCAAGCGTTTACGCCGGTATGGTGTGATGCTTGACGATCAGCGGCGCAATCAGGAGGCAGCCCGTCTTGGGTCACTAATCTGGTATTGGTTAGTGACTTTGGACTTAAGGGCCGCTAGCGACTCTCTTCCGAGAGCCGGTGTCTCCTTCCTGCTCCCCGGTGACTGGGTGGCCCTGATGGATTCCTTACGGAGTCCAATGTTCAGGGTGTCCAAATCATCGGAGTGGCGCGAGTATGAGAAATACTCCTCTATGGGGAATGGTTTTACCTTCCCCTTGGAGTCCCTCATATTTTACGCCATCGCCAGATCGGCTTGTGCGTACGCAGGTGCTTCGACTAGGTACCTCTGCGTTTTTGGGGATGACCTCGTTGTTCCAACTGAGGCCGCCCTTCTGACGATAGAGGCCCTAGG